CTTTCAGTCGCAGGTTGTTTAAAATCTGCGCTTCTTCCACGCCCCACTTGACTAGCACATCGGTCGAGTTCAACTGCTTGGCGGTACGTATCACAGCCGTAATCCGCTCCGGCTCCCGCACTCTGATCAGTAAAGCCTTGTTATCGATTATCTGCATGTTAGGCAGGTTTCCTATCCTTCTGGCGCTTGTATGCGCGGTTACTGTGGACGCTAGTTACCCGCAGGTTGCTCTTGCCGGTTGATCCGCCCTTGCTGAGCGGGCGCTTGTGGTCCACATCTTTACCATCGCCTTTCTTCACACGCCCGGCCTTCATCATCTCGGCACGAGCAGCGTTACGCTTGGCGCGGTTCTTCAGTTGTTCGGGCTTGCCTTGGTAGTTTGCGTATTCACGCTTGTAGTCACGTGCCATGTTTCCTCCTAAGTGCGTTTTGAACTTCGTGGGCTTTTTCAATTAACTCAAGCATTTCTTTCAATGCCGATATTTCCATCGCACCATCTATCTTAATATGTAATTCCTGAACTCCGTCTTCATGGAATAATGGGTCAGAACTCGTACCATCAAACCCTAAAACGGATACTGGATTACCGCAGTTATTGATGATTTTAAGTATCAGATAATCGCCGTTACCGCCGTTGTTACTTTCTGGGTATATGTATTCATAGTCGTGCATCCATACCTGTTCTGGGTCTGACTTGCTCAACTGTATCTTGATATCACTCATACTTACTTCCCGTTATGCGTACAGTCTCTAACCGGACACCACTTCCTGCACGTGAAGTTGGGCCTAGGATTCCACACATTGACCTCGAATGCCTTCTCAAGTTGGGCGGTGTTGGTCATCCACCGCTGCCAATATACATCGCTCTTTTCGGCGTCGTAGTCGTTCTTCACAAAGTCGTTGGCCACTACGAACAGCAACCCACCCTTCACGCGCTTGACTTGCGGAAAGTGCTTGAACACTGCCAGCGACAGAATCTCCAACTGCTTCGTATCAGCATACTTGGACGAGCCGCCGGTCTTGTAGTCCACAATTTTTGCAGAGTCACCGTTTAGGATGATCAGATCTGCTACGCCGCGCCACCAAACTTTCTTGTCGAAGAACCTGCACGGTTCTAGATTGCGGGTCAGTCCCATTCTGTGTTCACACAGTTTCTCTCCTTCGTAGGCGTTCAGTTTGTCCAGTAAGGGTTTTATAAACGCAAACTTCTCCGGTATGGGTTTGCCTTCCTTGATATAGTCCTCTGCCGCTTTGTGTACATCCAGTCCATATACCAGATGGTCACTCAACGGCTCTTTAATATCTTTCTTGACCTTGAGTCGGTAATACTTGTGTGGACATTGGAGGAACATATCCAATGATGAGTACGACCAGTTATACGTAACACTCATTAGCAATCCCCGTAACTTTTACCGACCCCCGACTCACAGTTGAGCGGTAGTGTCGCAGCCCATTCCGGTCGCCATCGCATACAGTTCTCGACATATTCCTGTGCAGCATCGGCATCTTCTTCCGGTGCGATACAAGCAATCGCGTCATGTACGGTCAAAACCACCCGGTACTTCTTTGAAATCCGTATCATCTGTTCAGCGATCACACATCTTGCTACGGCTTGGCAGATGTTTTCAACTACCTTTCCACCATAGATCTTGGTCGCGCCTTTGCGCGTGTGGTACTCGTACTGGTCCTTGCCTTCCGAATCAGTTACTTTTTTCAGCCCCTCGTACCGCTGCCAGAGTCCGCTAGGCAGCAGAAACCCATACTCGCGGGGGTCGAACTGGACCGCATCAACCACACCAAAGTCACAAGCCTTGACCGTGAGGACCGATTCAATACACCGTTGCCCTTGTCGCCAAAGTGCGGGGATGGACGGGTACGTATTTCTATAGACATCGATGATGCGCTTGCACTCATCCAGATCAACGTCCACGCCGAACGTCTTTAACTGCAACTGGAACTTGGCAGCACCCATGCCGTAACCGGCTCCGAGAATCGTGGTCTTACCCACAAACCGCTCGTCCTTCGTGACCTCTTCCACCGGCTTGTTATAGATAGCGGAGGCCATGATCTTGTAGACATCCTCACCCTTCTCAAACGCGTCCAACAGGTCTTGCTGCCCTGCAAGCCACGCCACCGTACGGGCTTCGATCTGGGATGAGTCGCAGTCGATGATCACGTGACCCTTCGGGGCTTGGATAGCCTTCTTCAACTTACCGGCGTTCTGCCCACGGGACGGGAGGTTCTGAAGGTTGATCTTGTCGTCGCCACCCCACCGTCCGGTGTGTGCTGCGTAGTATTTGATGGGTACAGGCAGACTGCCGCGCAACGCAATATCTATAAACCTTTGTGTACGTGTCTCTTCAAGAGTGGTTTTTGTACCCAGTCGAGCGCCCACTAGCGTCTGGATTCTGGGGTCGGGGTGGGAGAGAAGCTCCTTGAACGCCTCATCCGTCTTGGCAAACGCCCAAGTCTCCTTGCCAGTACGCGCACTTATCTTTTTAGGCGGTTCGACACCTAGGTTTATTAATAGCTCTGCGAACTTGTCGTTACTCATCAATGACTCGCGGTCAGCAGCGGCGGCAGCAAGCAGTGCGGCTTTCTTTTCCTTGACCGTTTCCAAGTGCGATTCAAGCAGCGGCAGGTTTAGTTCAAGTGTCGGCTCAATGAACATCCGTAGCGTGAGGTCTATAACTCGGAGTTCTCGCGCAGGAAACCCAGACCCCAGCCGATCAAAAAGAGCATAGGTAAGGCGAACATCATTAACACAGTAATCAGCATACCTACGCAAATCTTCAGCAGAAAAATCCACGCGGTGTTTACCAAGCGCGTTAACGACTTCATCACCTTTTGCTCCCAAGTTATATCTTTCTGCGAGAGCCTTGAGGCTACCGCCCGCATCTACACCGTGCTTTGCACGGGCCATACATAACGTATCCAACCACCCCTTCGGCTTGATACCGAACAGCCATGACAGGATCGCCCCATCGAATTGCATGTTATGGGCAAGCACAAATAGGTTCGGCCAGTCGAACTGCGCCAACCATTCTTTAACTTCTTTATGTGTGCCGCTAAACCACTCTGGTTCCTGACCGTTCAGCGCCGCAGCCACACCAATTACTTCAAAGCGATCATCACGGATGTATTCTTCCGTGGTCATCTTGGACAAGGAGAACTCCTTGTCGTAATAGGTTTCAAAATCAATTGTCAGAATGTTCATACGTAACGTATTAATCTACTGCACTTCCAACCACGTGCGGTCTTGGTAAACCCAGCAGCCTGTAACGCTTCAAGGCTTCGACATGAACCATCTCGGTACTTGTGAGTTCGCAGAGATTCTGGATTTATAAACACCTGTTTACATGTTGTACAGGCGCGTTCTCTTTTTACGACGGGCACTCTTCAACTCCTTTATTTCTTCACGTAGTCTTTTTATTTCGTCATGGCACTGCCACAACACCCCACCCACAGTTAGAAACTTCATCTCTGTAGTGGTGGAAGTGTCATTTATCTCACTTGGCAGCGCACGAATCAAGTCTAATATATCGTCTTCGATTTCCACTTCTTTCTCCGTCTCTTCATGGCAATTCTAGTTTCGTTCCAGTGAAGTACTCGGTGGCAGTTAGAACATATGGGTATGCACTTGCTCTCTGCCTCACGTATCGCTGCTACGTAACTACCCCGTTTGACAAGTTCGTTCACCGACTTCTTGTCTTCTTTGATAACGTGATGGAAGTCGATCACCGCAGGGTGTTGTATCCCGCAGTGAGAACATTTTTGTGTCGCTTTGTACTCGATCCACTTCTGGCGTTCGCGGACTTTGCGAATACGGGTTTTGCCTATGTGGGTCTCGCGGTTCTTTAGATACCAATCCCGCGAATACTGTTTGTGTTTTAGTTTTCTTATTGCAGCGTCTTTGTATGGCAATTACAACTCCTTCTTCCAGTACAATGCTCGTGCGTACGAATACTGCACCTCGGGAACATAAAGCCTGAAGCCACAAGAAATTAAATTGTTCGCACTCGGTATGTTGTCCGTTGTGTCTGATACGGCCCAGTTGTACCCATGCCGCCTTGCCCAAGCCACACGCAGACGAATCATCTGGCGCTGTATCCCGCGACCCCGATACGCAGGAAGGACCCCGCACCTGCTCAAGTACACCGCAGTCGCTAGTTGCTTTGACGGAGTGACACACGAGAAGCCCACAGGGGCGTTCCGAATGTACGCCATCCACCACACGCCGTCCGCCGGGAAGTACAGTTTGTCGTCGGGTAGGCAGGATCTTTGAAGCACGGCAAGCCGCCGCTTGGTAGCGCGGTCTGAAGCATCGACTTGGGCGTAAGTGATCTTCATGGCCACCAATTATAGGTAGCCGCTCCCCCGTTATAATTGTTTCAACCATGAATCATTTCTTCGCTTGCCGGAGGTCTTCGACTTCGTTTTTCAGTACCTGTATCTCATGCGCCAAGATCGCAGCCTCTTGATGTAGCCCCCGTGCCCGAATCTCGGCTAGGGCGAACTCGACCTGCTGATTCTGCGAGAACTTCCACGGCATCCGTTTTAGTTCCTCTTTCCACGACCCCGGTGGGGATTCGTTGTCTATGGTAGTCATGTGTACACCACGCCAATAACAAATCCGACTATAAAACAAACCATGGCTAAAACTATTTCTGCCACGATGATATCGGTCTCTTTATAACGTAGACGTTTTATTTCCTGTTGCAGATCTATGAGTTTGCCATTTAGTCGATCAACTAAATACTCGCTCTCGCGCTGCTTATATTCACTTTGACTGTTCATATTTTTAATGGTCACATCCGTCTTTAGCGTTCCATTTGCTAGTGAGGTCTTTCCTTACTTGATCCCGCACCAAGACAAGCAACTTACAGATCACATGCGTCTGTGCCGTGTCCCTACCAGATCTTTTCAAGGTGTCGTATTCCAGTGCGTACATCTCCACGATGTCCCAACGCAGTAATTCCAGTTCCCCCTTTTCGTCGATCTTTGCCCACGCTGTCTCGGGCGCAGCAATTTTTTTAACATTCTCTTCGGCTACTTCCAGATAGGCTTCATCTTCGTTATTCATATGAAATCTCCTTGGCTACGCGCATCCACTCGTCGCCGTATTCAACGTCGAGATAATCCTTGAACCAAGGACCGCCACGGGTGAAGTGAACTGCGACTGGGTTCGGGCAGTCATCCTTCGTGTGCCACCCTTCTAAATAGTTATAGGCGATGGGTAGGTTTCCGATACAGGCGTCCCACAGGAACCGTATCTGATGTAGATACATACCGCTCTCACGGTTCACTACCTCGGGAGTCAGCGCCTTGATGTGCAAGTGTTCGCAGTTCCACAGGATCATGCTGCTCCAGTTCTTGCGCGGGTACTGATGTTGTACGCGCCCATCCATCTTGGTGGCTTCTTTGGGCTTGTAGTCATGCTGCACCACGACCGCGCCGTAGTACGGATTCGCATAATCCATTAGCCCTGCTACGTCACCCCGCCAGAGGAAGTCACAGTCCATGAACACAGCCCACCCCTTGTATCCTGCAAGATACGGTGTGAGGAAGCGCGTGAAAGAGAACTCCGTAGACGAGAGCGGGTCATGCTCCCGCCAGTACAAATTCCGTTCGCGCATTTCCTGCTGCTTGATCGGCTGAATCTCAAGTGGAATAGATGTGTGTTTCTCAAGCGACCGCTTGCAAACCTTGTATGCAATATCTTCTCGACTGTCGTAACCAATAAAAATTTTCATACTGCCTCAAACTGTTTCTTTCGGTTCGGACCTTTGTAGTGGACGATCTTCGCATCCTTGCAGTCTTCTTCCGGTAAGCACCCATAGACCGACTCGGGCATGTCCTGTATGTATTCGGGATGCCGCTCGGCGTAGATACGCATCACCTCTTGATCGCCGTACCAATGCCTAAACTTCGGGTCTATCTCATCAAAGATCGCCAGTAGTTCTTTCCATATATGGTTACTTCTTGCAGCCACGGCACACGCTACGTAAGGGTAGACTTGATCAATCGTCTTGCCTTCGTACTCGGGGTACTTCACTCCGTTCTGCTCGATGTTGAAGAACATATCCCGTTGAAAGCTTCTACGGCAGAAAGCCACATTACCGCCTTGTAAAATATCCTCCACATAAATCTTGCCTTGCACGATCATGTCGGTGTCGAGATACAAGATAGGCGGGGGACCAAACCAATTTTTAGAATACGCCTTGATACGTGAATAATTCATCTCATTACGGTTGTAGTCACCTTCTATACGCGCACTGATCCCCATCACATCTGGCGTATCTTTGTCTGTGTACATGGTGATAAATGCGTCGGGATTGTGGCGCAGGATTGACTTCACCATCTTTTGAGGCCCAGTAGTGTCCTGTCCGATGTGAAAGAAAGCAAAATGACTACGCTTCCGCTCGCGTAGTCCCCACCCAATCTCTAGCTCTTCCTTAACCTGCTGCACCTGCATATCCCACGGCGCGTTCATGTTCTCGCGCTGAAAGATTCTGACTTCGGGATACCACAGACTGCGATACCCCTTGCGGTTGTTCCAATACCAGAGTTTGTTAGCATCAAGCAGCATCACAGGCTTACCCATCGCTCCTGCCAGATGCACGTTGGCCCCAGATGGTGAGACGATCACATCACACAACTCCATCAACGCTGCGACGGACTCTAAATCCATGAATGTATCAACGTGTGTTGTTATCAAGTTAGGATGGAAGTTCTCACCCTCTTTCTGCGGCTCACCGTACTGAAGATTAATGAACTTGGTGTTCGGAATGTCGAACAGAGGACGCAGTGCCTCCAGTCCTACCGACTTGTGTTTGCCAATGCCCGGAGCGGTACTTGCCCATGACAAGCCAATCACACGTTGTCCATCCAGTTTTAGTTCCTTATGCCAATACTCCACACGATTCGGGTCTGCCTTGACGTAACCCTCGCTACGATTTGGTTCGATGTCACGGACACTGCGAATAAAGTATTTACCTAGACTTGCGATAGGAATGTGCGAGTCATGCTCTGACATCTTGATCCGCGCATTGTGCGATAGGAACGTAACGTTCTTGGCCTTGCAGCCGCGATGCAACAAGTTCGCCAGACGCAAGTCAATCATCACGGTTACATGTTCACACTCACGTGCCACGGCTTCGATGAGTGATGCGTAGAGAATCTGGTCGCCCATACCCTGCTCGCACCAGACAATCGGGTGTTTCATGGAAGAATATCTTTCCCATTGCGGGTGCTTGGTTTTGAGTTTGGGGGACTTGAAAGACTTGCTACCCCACCGTCGCTCGTAACCTTTCCACCCGTTGTGGAAGTCACCCATCTGCAAGGCAAGCAGCCCGACCGTCCAACCCGCATCGTCGTTCTCGGGTTCAAGGCGTACGGCTAGGTCAAAGAACTTTCGCGCTGCCTCCCAACGGTGCATCTCCCAATGGCAACGTCCTGCTTGGAGCATCGACGCAGTGAACACGGGCAAGGCTTGGTTCAAGTTCTCCAAGTACCCGATGGCATCGTCATACTTGCCCTGCTCCGCTGCTTCAAAGCCAACTTTGTAAACATGTTTCGCCATGTCTAGCAGCGTTGTTTTGGGTTTTTCGTCGCTCACCAGTATTCTCTCCCACCTCGTTTCGCCGCCCATACCGGAGGCGGTACTCGCCGCCATTCTCTTTCTCGGCCTTCTTCAAACCAATGCAAAAACTTTTTTAGCCAGTTCATACACTCTCCTGCGGCACAAATTGCAGCATCGTGAACGGGAGTGACACAGCAGTTTTCTTGCCGTCGCGGGGGTAGACGAGAACGCGGTCAGCCCGCTCCATAAAGAGCGCGTTAGTCACGCCCTTCTCCGTCCCCTCGAAGTCATCGAACACCACAACAGTTTTCTCGTGCATGATCTTGGACAGAGGTTCCATGTCGAGCGAGTTCAACCGTCCATCAAGATACACAAGGTCTGCCTTCACACTCTTGTCAATTAAGTCTTGAAACATATCCATCGAAGATGTTTTGGGGTATTGGAAGATGTTCGGTATGTCCAGATTGATATTGTTAGACATGTCGCATGTATAAATATCTACCAAACGCTCCATAGCCAAGTTCATAGTCACAGTAGACACGCCAATAAACGTACCTACCTCGGCAATGACCACCGGCTGAAAGAACTTCACCAATTTATACAGATCTACTGCATCGTCGTATGGCACAGAACCGGTGTTGTATTCGGCCTCCTCCCGCAGACGCTGCTGCTGCTTGACAATCTTCTCAATGGTCTCATACGGGTATTCGTCTACCCGCTCATCCACGATGTTCCAGAAGATTTCGCTAAATCTTTTACGACCAATCTGTACGGGGGTCATGCGTCATCCCTCTTTTTAATGTTCATCGTGTCGAGGATTTTCTCACTCAAGAGAAGCGCAGCGGCGGTCTCACTCTCTGACAACGCTTCAAAATACGCCTCAGAAAATTCGTACCATCCAAAATCCACCACCGTGAGCGATGCAACCAACGCGCCCGTACGGATGCGATCTGATACGTCTGTCGCTTTAACTACTTTCTTTGTTTGCTGTCTGATCTTGCGGATCATGTCGTCGTGACGGGACACTTTGCGCTTGGCTTTTGCCTTCGCTTTTTTCTTGGCTTTCATGCGCTCTTCCTCCGCTCGATCTCACGCTTCAAATAGAACTCAGCCTTCTGCAAATCCTGCACAGGATCAGCATCGACCTTCTTACCGGCGCGGCTCACGTACTTCACCACGTTGAATAGATATGCGTTCTCGGTCAGACCCTTGGCCTCTGCGTAGTCCAGAAAGTCCACGCCACCCGCTGTGTAGTGCGGCGGCTTGTTGACGAGATCTGGCTTCGGAAGCAGCGCATCCAATTCGGCCTTGGTAATACGTGTCGCCGTTATAATTTTCGACGGCTTCTTCGCGGCTTTCTTAGCCGCCTTGTCTTTCCTGCGCTGCCACATAACTTGATGTACGAGGTTAGGTTTCACCTTCAGTTTCTTGGCAAGTTCTTTCGGCATCAACTCGGGGTACATGGACAGCCCCTTGATGATCTTCTGTGTCTTTGTTTCCTTTTTCATCTCTAGTCTCCTTTGGTTATTAAACGTCACTCAACTTACTAACAAACTTCGCTAGGGTTGGCCCGTCCTCCAACACCTTAAATCTTTCGTTATCTTTATTTACGCGCTTGTGCAGCACACCACTTTTCACCATGCGTTTGACACGCGCATGGATGGTTGCGAACGACGCAACTGGCAAGCCGGAAGAGAATTGCATGATAGTTGCTGCCCCCTCGCTACGCCGCTTATCTGCAATAGCCGCAAGGATTGCGATGTCTACGCCATCTAACCCGAATTCATTGGCTACTGCAAGAGCGTCACTTAACTTTTCTAACTTCATGATTTCTCCTCACCGCCGAATAATAATTACACCTGTCTTTGCGGTAGCGCAAGTAGATCAAACCTTCTTCTTGCATCCATTTGATATACCGCAGCGAGTGTCTGTACGAAAACCTGTAGGTCGCAACCAAGTCACGTGCAGTGATGGCAAACTTTGAACGCGCCAACCGCACAATACGTCGGGCTACTCCATAACGTGTTTTAGTACGTTCCTTCTTCACGCGTTAAATCCAGTACTTGAGGCGATACGCGGCCACTTACCACGTTCTCCAACGCCAGTATGAATACTCCTATCGACTGGTCATCTACCACGAACGAATACCCACCCGCCTCGGCAATCTTTTGTAAGTGTTTCAACTGCAACGCCGTGGGTTTGTTGCCATTCGCCTTGCACTCAATGCCTAATAACTTACCATCAACACACGCCATGATGTCTGGCGCTCCGGACGCCCCGTAGCCACCTGTGACCGGCATCGTCCAGTAGGATTTCTGGTATTTAGCCAGTATCTTTTTTACGCGTTCTTTTACCTTGCTCTCTGGTGTCGCTGCCATGTGTGAGTCCTAGTAAGAATTCGTATTCGTCTTTATCCAACGCAACTACTAGATGACGATCTCCGATCCACGTACCGATCACGCTAGTTCTGTCGTAATCACCACGCTTGATACGGACTAACGCTAACTTCTCTGAAACAGATTGTTGTAAACAGTGTTTATAAGAATGAAACGGAGTTGATTTCTGCTTGCGCTGATCGATCAAAGTGAATCGTGGATACAAGTCGCCGTTGGTTTTAAGACTTACACTCAATAGCCATCTACTACTTATCATCGTTGCACTCTAGCCCACGGTTACCCGTGAGTCAATAGTTAGTAAACCCAAAAGTTATGAGAATCAAGACGCATACCCACCTCGGGAACGAACGTCTTGGGGTCTACCATCTTGAGCATCGCAACTTTTGCTCTGTAGTGATTGTCGAGCGTGTCGATATGACCTGTAAAGTTATGTACAGGATCTGTGTACTTACGTTCTTTGAGATGCAAGTGAGCGATACCGTCACGTTCTAACAACACGTGCATGTGAGGCTCTTTAGTCTTGAACCGCTTCTCGTTCTCCTCAACTTGTTTTATGAAGTCTCCGTTAAGAAACGGTGCGAACTTGGGACTCTGATACGGTACGCCAGTACGTGCGTAGTTGAGAACATCTTGAATGATGGCCTCTTGATCTATTTGACGGGTCGTATTACGCACTGTGTCGTAGAATTCAACCTTCCAACGCTGGAAAATATCTGCCCGTATACCAAGGGTAATATCTGTGATGGCAGTAACTTCGTACGGTTTGGTGTATTCCTTCAGCCACCGTCTCACCTTCGCCAAGTCCGTAGTCTTGCGAGTGTGGTAATCGGGGTTGCCCGTCCGGTACTTCTCGTTACAGATAAACGGACTCGTTATTATGAACTTACCGTAGCCGTCTGTAGCCAACTCCACCACTTGCTCGGTGGGGCATCGCTCATCGTAGATATGTATAAGACACGTGTTTTCGGAACTCACCCGCAACGGATGTCTAGTAACGTGGGTGCGCTTCAACTCACGCATAAACATGTTGAGGGTACTATTCCGGTTCGTATCTTCTATTTGTCCAGTAAGCATCTCTAGTCTCCTTTTATAAACAGGTGTTTACATTTTGGTTATCAGAACATCGACAGGATCTCATCCACACGCGCCTTGACATCGACGCGTACCGCATCGTGCTTGCGTAACTCCTTGGCATCGACGCCGACCAATGCCTTCTCCAACTGCTGCCTTGCTTGTTCCAATTTCGGGTCGTTGGTCACGTTCAACTTGGTCAGCATGGAACACAGGTCTGTGGCGTTAGTTACCAGAGAGTCACGGAACACTTGCTTCTCGGAACCTGCCAACTTATCCGACATATGTTTCAGACAGTCATGCAGTCGGTCCCACGCATCCTTCATCGCAGCGTTCACACGCTCGTCGGATATTTTCTGCAACTCCTCACGAAACTCGTTAGGAATGTCCACGCGAAAGTCACCCGCACTCGGCACAGGACTGAACACAACACGCATGGAGTTCTTGCCACGTACCTGTTCAGCACTCGGGTAGTCATCGGGGTTGAACAGATCACCCAATGAGAACGCCGCAGCCGATACCAGATTGTCGTACTGATCCGCAAACTCATTCACCGCATCGGCAAACTGCTGCTGAAACTGCCCAAGCATGGCCTTGTACTCAAAGAAGTTAGCCATCGGCAGTAGCCGCGAACCATTGTCATTCCACGGCAGGGTATTCTCGTAGTGCCATGACCGCACGTTGTTAGCCACGCTATGCAAGGTGTCCAACGCTTCAGTACCGGCAAGCAACTTCTTGTGGTAGTTACCCGCTCGGGCCTTCGTGTTGTTAGACGCATCGACCTGCTCGGACACACGCTTGTCTAACTTACGGCCAGTCCACACAGAGATATTGAGATCAACTAGTACAGCACTATCTTGAATCATGATTGCACTCCTATTTAATCGTTACAGACTTACCAACAGGTGAGGTGATGCCATCGGTCGTGATACCCCACAACACGGGACACGGCCACGGCTCGCCCCACGAACCAACATATCCATCAGTCAACACAACCACACACTCGGGCTTCATCTTCTTCGCCCGCATATACTCGGTGATACAACGCGGATCAGTCCCACCACCGCCTCGCGGCTTGGTGCTACGCAGTAGATTGTCGAAATCTCCACGCTCGTACTTCTCGTGCTGACACACGGCAGTATCCCAATAGAACAAGTCAATACCCTCGGGTCGCACCGTCTCGCAGATAGATCGCAACTCACCCAAGAACTGACCGATCTGCACACCATCGATAGACCCAGATGTATCTACCGCAACAGCGATACGTCCGATCGCCGTACTGATACTGGATGGCATGTATATATCTTGTCCGATCCACCTACGGGCTGGTCGGCGCCACGTGCTTTCATCCTTGTCTGCACAGATAGACTTCACGAACTCACGCAAGACTTCGCGCCAATCTACTTTCGGTGTGAGCGCATCAGTAACTTCACGCGGCACGTTACCGTTCATCTTTCCTGCGAGGATCGCGCCTTGTCGCAACGCTTGGTCGATGTCACGTGCAAGAGTCTCCTTCTCCTCGTTGGACATCTCCTGCCCAGATTCCCAGTCATGATCATCGAATCCGGATTCACCCTTCCCACCACCTGCACCCTGCTGCTTGAGCAACTTGAATACAGTCCCCGCATCCATGCCACGGAACTGCTCATCCAATAACCCACCCTCGGGCAACTTGACGAACCGACCTTCCTTGTCGGAATCAAAGATCATCAGATTGATCACGTAGTCACAGGCCATGTTCGCTAGTTGTGGGTTGTCATCCCACAGATTCTTCCAGATACTTATGTGTCGGAACGCCTTGTGCTTGTTCTCGTGCAGGATCAAGCCACGCAACTCCTGCTCGGTGAGTTTGTCCACGAACTTGCGACCGTACTTGGTGTTACGTCCATCGGTACATGCCGTTGGTATGTCCTCGACAATCTCGGTTTTACCAACCATGAATACACCAGAGAACAGGCAATACTTCGGATCATTCATCAACGCCACGTGCGCTCTCTGTACACGTTGTTCTGCCGTGAGTTTCGACATGTTGCACTCCTATAAACAGGTGTTTATATTTTGGTTTTGGGTCTGCCTCTCGGCTTGTACCCATTTATCAGTATGTCATCTAAATTAGTTTTATCTCTGACGCGTGTCATCAGCGTGTTGTACGGGATGCCCAGATGGTCAGCCCATTGCCGCCAAGTCATACGCATACCTTTATATTCAACCCACGTGTTGCTGCTCCTATTACTTGCTTGCTCCTTCATGGTTGCCCATCGAACATTGTCAGGTTCATACCCTTTGTCATTATCAATGCGGTCGATGGTGTGTTTACCCGTAGGTGGATCGCCCACATACGCATGGAAAGATTCAAAAGAATCTGCCCAATCTTTGCACAGAGTTACACCTCTGCCTCCGTACCTATGCCAATGTGTACTTTTTGGGTTGGTACATCTGGCCTTCATGCTTGACCACGTTCTGTAAACTTTGGTTTTCCACATCCCGTGTCGTGCGCGTTTTTTGTTGGACGATGCAATACCGCATGCCCTACTGCATGAGGCAACTCCTGCTTTCAACTCGTTACCAGTCTTACGTGTTTGGTTTCCGCAAGCACAAACACATTCCCATAAGCGAGACCCGTGTTTGTCTTTACCTACATCACGTAAAACAGTTAGTTTTCCTTGAACCACACCAGACCAATCCGCCTTTCTACCTTGCATAAATCACCTCCGCTAATTGAAAGGTTGATAATACACGGTTAGTGGTAATTAGTCCAGTCCTAGAAGAGCCATTCGTTTTGGAGTGCCCAATTCTTAAAATCACCGTTCATCACACAGAACGATTGCTTGTTGGACTTCATCACAGACTTGGCGAACAAGGCTTGCCACTCCTTGTCCATACGATTCACGTAGGTCATCCACTTCGATAGAGTGTCCTTCTCGACACGTGTGATGGCACTAAACACACAGATACAACGTGCGATGGTGTCGTCGGGCAACTTCGCCGTACTCGGACTCGCCATGATCGCATCCCACGTAGGTAACTTATCGACAACTGTGAAGAACGCTTGCATGTCTCGGGCTGCCGACTCTCCAATGACACCTGTTAGCATGCTAATAGTCAGCGCATCACCCAACACGGCTCTGTTCTTGGCAACATGACTAGCCTTCTCCAGACTACGTGGCGTGACAACTGCGCCCTGTCCCGCTCGCCCAATGACATTGATGTACGGATTATCTTTCTGTGCTATGTCATCACCCGCTGCCAACGCATGCGGAAACTGCTTGACCCACGCAATAATCTCGGGCGCGATGTCGTTGGACAACGCATACTCATTGATCCACTCATCGGCGTCGGGCTTACGGATACGCACCGCACAGACACGATTCCTCTGGTGTGGTTGCAACAAGTCACCCAGATTCTCCACGCCTAGGTTAGTAGTCGCAAAGATACGGCTACCCTCGGGCAAGTAATGATCCCCGATCCGACCCTCGTTCATGAGAGTCATGAGGACATTCTTCACCGCGCCCATAGCCTTGCCGATCTCATCGAGCATGATGATTACGGGTTTACCCTCGTGGAATCGGAACCTTGCGTTAGGCGCAAACCTAGTCACACGCATCCCGTTTTCTTCCACGGTATACGGCAACGCAAAGTCACCTAGGTCTAGCAACGTGCAGTCGATGTACGCAGGGAGATGTGTGGGCAATCGCTTGGCAATCTCTTTCAGCATGGCCGACTTGCCAATACCCATCTCACCTTCGCCCACCAGAGTCACCAGATGGCCGCACTCGGTCACGGCATGTGCGAACTCTTGCAGGGAAACAGTCTTACCAAAGTTCAATACAGACATAATGCACTCCGTTGTTGTTTATCTAACTGTTAGGGATATTATAAGTGATTCTAGGTTATAAGTCAATGTTTTCTGATCACGCATATACAATGTTGTCGAACATCTCACCGTTTGGCATGCGCTCAACGATCTCGTACACCTCGGGTTGATTCGCATCGTGAAACTTGTACACCGCTTGCTTGAAAGCCTCAGGTTTGTACCGATAATCCAACTTGTATATATCCATTGTGCTGCGGCGCGAATCATAAGACCGTACGTTGTTCAACATCATCAACATGAACGCAGGTGCAGCCTCATCGTCAGCATTAAAATTAACCATGTCCTCAATTGAAACCGGAATCATTGATTGTCTAGTGCGGTGCATGAAGTCGTTGTATCTAGCCCCCGACATAACATCCACACGAAACTGATGTGTGATCCAACCGTCCGACAACTTCAGCATCGTCATGCCGTACTTGATGAACTCACGTAGTCGCCCGCGTAACTCGTTCGCCCGCTTGCGATTCACCCTCCGTACGGGTACGGGTTTGATCTGTGGTTTGAGTCGCCCATCGGAGTCAATATCGATAAACATCTGTTTATAAATCGGATACCAACCAACGAACTCAGTAGAACTTGTGTTCACCCACAGATTATTCCGCGCCTTGATACACGCGAACGGGGAATACGTCGTAATAAACTTCGCCGTACTGGTTGTCGCCCAGTTTCCGTGAGTCAGAGTTATGCGGTTCGGCTCGTGGATCACACAGTCGGTGTTGTACAACCGGAACGCATACGTATCTGCTGCGGGGTTAGTCACCCTCTCCCAATCGCGCCGCCGCTTGCCCGCCGGACGGATATCTTCGCTGCGCCCACGTATGGGTTTCGTGTTCTCGTACTGACGCTTTATATCTTCGTAGTATCTGCTCATCGCACTCTCCTAAAACAGTTCTAGTTGTTGCGAATCACCAATCAGCGACTTGATTGCGGGCCTGTCCCACGGTCGCTGCTCTCCAAAGTAGGCAAAACCCTGCGTGAGAATCTCCCGCACACCGGCTAGTGCCTCCTCGGGACTTGTTACGGCAAGTTCCTTCAGTCTTTCTATGAGATAGTCATTAGCCACGCGCTCTTGCGTGTACAGTTCTTCTAGGATGTCGATCTCGTCGGGTTCGTATCTGCCCGACTCGTTTTCCAGTTCATCGTCGTTATTTATGTAATCCATCTTTGCACTCCTATAAACATCTGTTTATGAATCGTTATTCAACCGGCCAGATATACGGTAGGTCTGGCCCCTCACTCCAACCGAATTGCGCGTAGAACACGGGGTCTTTCCGGATCAAGTTGCTGCGGTGTGATGCATGGATAGACTCATCACCTAACCATGCCGGTGGGTGCGGCTCCAGTCCCAACGTCTCGCAGTAGTCAACCACGTGCTGAAAGAACGGTTCCAACGAGTCCTTGTACCCACGACTCTGCCACTCACGGCACATAGCCGCGCCGTATCTAGCCAACTCCGTTTTGTGACCTCGCCACATTTTGGTTGCGGGATGGTTCCGCCACCCACCCTCTGTTTTATTCATGGCAAGAAGTATTTGCTTGGTCTCGACCCGCTGCTTGCCGAGCCGCCGGTAATCCAGTACCCGCGCTGATTCCGCGTAGGATGGATAAGGTAGGAACGTTTGCACTTTGGTTCTCTCCGTATGTTGTCGTGTGTTTTTACCTTTCGTAGGCGCTCCCCCACGAAAGACGCTTGTATAAACATCTGTTTATGAATTTATTTGTGCGGGTAGGACTTATCCAACGTCGCACCGTCTAGCCAAACTTCGATACCCGTACCGCTCCACGCCGTGTCCCTCGCATCCCGATCATGTGGGTGCTTGAACGTGTCCCGCTTACAGTACTGATGCCATTCCTTGCCGGTCATGTGCAGGGTTTGATTCTTGTTGTAGTCGTAGCCGTACAACTTGGTTCGGGGCGGCAATTTAATTGCCTTGGTCATCTGTAGAAGCCTCCCTTGTTGTTGATACCTTTCAAGTCCTCGCGGTCGGTGATGGGTATGTAGTTCCCTTTATGAAGTGGAACGATGGTTCTGGTTGGCGCGGGGTACGCACACTCCTTACGCATACATATGTTGTAGCCAAGTTCCCAACGTGCGGGGTTCACCGGACTGCCACACTTCATGCAGCCATACTCGTCAGACATGATGCACTCCTATAAAGATATAAACAGGTGTTTATATAATCGCACTAAACAAAAAAATAACGCGTTTATACGTGATGGGGTTGGAGGGCGCAGTTCGGGTGCAGCCAGTCCCGCCAGTGTAGTAAATAGTGTATCAGAAAAAGCCTTATAAGTCAAGGGTTTACGACGCTAAATGTCATCGGTTGCAGGAAAAGCAGCGTTTTTTGACCCGCCAGCCAATTCTGTTTCGACGACATAAATTAAAAAAATAACGCGTTATTTTTTTGTTGTGAGAGCATTTTGGGGTCCGTGTGTTAATTTAGTGTTCTTCTGCACTTTATATAAAAAACGACTAATAACTCTAATGAATTCATGAAGTTAAGCGGTGTACCTCATACTGCTCCCGAAGTACACCGGCTGCTCCTGATGGTCAAAAGTGACCACTAATTCGTAAACACGTGTTTATACGTGCTGCGTGATGCGCGGCGACCTGCGGCTACAGGCATGAT